AATGAATTTTCATTCATCTGAGGAGTACAGACACCAGTGTGAGGTTTGGCAGGTTCTCAGATGGAGAGCAGAAAATCGCGACAAAGCAGTCAGTTATCTGCAATTAGTACGACAAAGACGGGATGAGGCTGCTGCTAGCAAACTAGAACGCGACACTAAAGAGCAGTGGGCTAAGGGTAATAGAGGGATCAAAGGAGATTGGCGTGAATAAGCAAAGAATATATGACGCAATGTTAATTAAGGCTTTTAGGGCTGGTATACGTATGACAGATTTTGAGAAATGGCTTGCTCCTTACGATATTAAATTGATGGATAGGCAGTTAAAGCGTATCCCTAAAAAAATTCAATGGGTAGAGCAAGTTAGGGTTGTGGTTGCTAACAATATGAAGCCTTTGGCTAATAGATTATGGGATACCGATAAAAGCCAAGATTTAAAAACATTAGACTGGATGAGCAACATTGAATGTCACTTTATGAGCGATAAGGTTTTGTCTGAACGTCAGACTCTCAAAAGAAAATCAAATGCTGACAGAAAAAAAGGCGGTATTTTGTTGGAAAACTGGGATGCCCAGAAACGTAATAATCAATGGGGCGTTGTTAAATGAGAGCTTATAGGGTAGACGGGAACCAGAAAGCTATTGTGGCTGCATTAAGAGCTGAGGGTTTTGTAGTCCAGCACTTGCATAAGGTAGGGGAAGGTTGTCCAGACTTGCTGATCGGGCATAGCGTTAACGGTAGACCTTATAACGTCCTGCTGGAACTCAAGGACGGAGACGGAAAGCTAACGCCTCAGCAGGTGATCTGGCATGCCGGATGGAGAGGTCAGGTAGCTGTTGTGAATAATGCTAAAGATGCAATTGAAGCGGTTAAAAATGCCTGTAAATAAAAAACCAAGAAAGACCAGAAAGTACGTACCAAAAACGATACCACTGACAATAAGGCATGGAAAGGAAGTAGAAACATCTCTACAACTAGCGCCTCATGCGGAACTAATGAAGCTGAGGGAAGGCTATGGGGATGAGGGTAGCTGGAACACGATAGTAGCTAGGCTCAATATTGGGTTGGTGGCTGCTAACGCTGCTGGCAAGGAAGATCAGGCCAAAGAGATACGGATAGGGCTAGATGCCATGCTGAAGGTAGATGAAAGACATAAGAAGTCTGGCAAGTGGGGCTTATCTGGTAGCGATCTAAAGCAGGTAGGCGATGGGCTAGTCCTGACTGATAACTTACAGCTATCGTTGACAAGAAAGCAATTTGCACAAGCTATCGATTATGTATGGCAACACGCTGCTAAATAAAACCTATCGGAATCTTCTGCTTGATAGAAATATTTATTGTTGCATTTGCGGAATACGACTATAATTACTTCACAGCAGCACAATATTAATTAACTAGGAGCTGAAAATGGAAAAGAAACACGAAGCAGCAGTCGGCGCAGTCAAAATCGGTCGTAGCGGTACTAAGTTTCATCCAGCAAGAATTGACGAACACTACGGCTTAATGATTACTTGCTCCTGCCCCGGTACTCAACAGGGTGGTGCGTATCACGGCTCCCAGTTCTTTAAAAATATGCCAGCAAATTGCCGCGCAAGATAAATTAACTAAGCCGGGGGAAACCCCGGTTACCAATATGAACTCAATAGATCCCCACGAAGCAATTGATTATCTGTACGTACATTCTACTCACTATGCTCAAGCGAAAGCTGATGTTACGTACTTAGAAGAATTCCGCAAAAGCAAAAAGGCAATGTTGTTCTCTGCGGCAATAGGAAATACTATTGCTGATAGAGAAAACCAAGCCTACAGCCATCCAGAATATTTAGCAGTGCTTGATGGTCTAAAAAAAGCCGTAGAGAAGGCTGAATCACTTAGGTGGAAACTAATAGCAGCACAGGCCAGAATCGATGTATTTAGAACTCAAGAAGCTAGCAACAGATCAATTGATAGGGCTACGAGATGATTACACAAGAATTATTAAAAAAACAATTTTCATACGATAACGGTAAATTGTTAAGAAATTTTAGTTCTGGTGGTCAAAAAGTTGGCAGCTTTGCTGGATGGATAAATACTGTTACTAGAGGTAAAAGGTACATTAGGTTAAACGTATGTGGCGAGCAAATTTATTTACATCAAGCAATATTCCTTATGCACCACGGATACTTGCCAAAATGTATAGATCATATCAATGGCAATTCTTTTGATAACAGGATTGAAAATTTAAGAGAAGCAAATCAAAGCCTTAATACTGCAAATAGCGTTATTTCAAAAGCAAATACTAGCGGATATAAGGGGGTTGTTTGGAGAAAAGATACAAATAAATGGATGGCTCAAATAAGTAAAAATAAAAAACATTACAACCTTGGATCTTTTGAAAAGATTGAAGATGCTGCAAAAGCATACAAAATTGCGGCAGAAAAATTTTTTGGTGAATTTGCAAGGCCAGAAGCTAGTAACCGGAATATAGATAGATCAACTCAATAAGAGGATAATATGAACGACACAAACATAGTGGATGATAGCAACTTAGTGCAGTGCGAGTATTGCGGTTATGTAACAGACAGGGATGATGTTCCTACGGCAAATGATCCTTGCTGTTCTGACGGAACCGTAACGGTATGTCCTGAATGTGACGAGGGCGAATCTTTCTTACGCTATGACCCGGCAAAGGCAATTATTCGAGACCAGCGAATTGCCCATCAAGCTGCGGAATTTAACCGAGCATGAGGTAGAACAACTCGGCTTAAAGCATTTTGGTAATCTCAAATATTACTATCCAGACCAGATTAAAGCTCTGGTTCTGGATGTCCAAAAGAAACTCCAAGGAAAGAATAAATGACTGACAAACAACCCGAAGCCCTGCGGCTGGCTGAAAAGATATATAAATGGGCGCGTGATTATTCAACAACTTGGGATGAAGACAGGATGCTTACAGAAGCCGCCGCCGAATTACGCCGCTTGCATGAGGTGAATGCTGAGTTGGTGGAAATATTCAAGCGCATACGGTTTGAGCAAGGGTTTGCTTGCGAATGCGGTATTGAAGATGCGACATGGGAATTGATTGAAACCGCAATCACCAAATCTTCAGGAGAACAACAATGACAACCTACACAATCGAAGTGAATCACGACGAGGACGGTATATCAGTGGTAGTTAAAGACCTTGACCCAGATACCGCAGATGAAGATCGAGAAGCAATTGCGTATGCGTTAGAAGAAGCGTTACGGATAACAAGAGAAAACTTGCCGCAGAGGTTCCAATGACCATCACACTAACACGCGAGGAAGCGCAGCAAGTGCTGGATGCGTTGCAATGCGCTACCCCGCCGACATTCAGCGCAAAGATAGTGGAGGATTGGGAGAAAGCAGTTGAATTCCTCCGCGCCCGACTCGCGCAGCCTGAACCGGAGCCGGTGGCAGACAAGTACCTGATGGAAGTTGAATGCACAAAATGCGGTGCAAAGCAGGATGGCGTTTTAACCGTCACCGCGCCACAACAACGCAACTGGCAGGGGCTGACGGATGAGGAAATGTTTAACTGTTTAGCACAAACTGACGGCGAAGCAAAACGATTGCCGTTAGGTTTTAAATGGTTTGCTGAAGCCATCGAAGCCAAGCTAAAGGAGAAGAATGCGTGAGCAATGAACCTAAAAAGTCACTTTGGAGAAAGCGCAGTGACAAAAGACGAGAAGAAATACCTGTCAAAAATAGCTGATTTGGGTTGTATAATCTGTCGTAGGCTAGGATATATGGGTACTCCCTGCGAAATTCACCATGTTCGTGGTATAGGCTTGGGAATGGGGGTGAGGAGTTCGCATTATCAAACTATCGGTTTATGCCCGTCTCACCATCGCGGGAACATTGGCTATCATGGCCTAGGTAGGAAAGCCTTTGAACGCCGGTACGATGTTACTGAGCGAGAACTGCTTGAGCAAACACAGGAGTTGCTAAATGAAGAAAACGAAGGCTGAGAAGAAGATGAGCAAGGTCTATAACGAGTTCAAGGCTGGAACTCTACATAGCGGTAAAGGTGGGCCTGTTGTTAAGTCTAAGAAACAAGCGACCGCAATCATGCTATCAGAAGGCCGTAAAGCCGCTAAGGGGAAGAAATGAAGACCGGTCTGTATGCTGCGATCCATGCCAAGCGTAAGAGGATTGCCGAGGGTTCTGGCGAGAAGATGCGTAAGCCGGGAACGAAGGGAGCGCCCACAAAGGCTGACTTTAAAGAAGCAGCTAAGACCGCTAAGGGGAAGAAAAAATGATGAAGAACGGTAAAAAGATGTCTGACAAGGAATTGCTAAAACAATATCTTGAGGACGAGAAAGAGAAGAAAAAGAATGGCGTTAATGAAATAGAGATCGAAATTAAGATTCCTATGGGCAAGAAGAAACGGGGCAAGAATGGCAGCAGCATGGACTAAGAAGGCTGGCAAGAATCCTAAGGGCGGTCTTAACGAAAAAGGCCGTAAGTCCTATGAGGCTGAGAATCCCGGATCAAACCTCAAGGCTCCAGTTAAGTCAGGGGATAACCCAAGGAGAGCCTCTTTCCTAGCTCGTATGGGCAATATGCCCGGCCCTGAGAAGAAGCCTAACGGTGAACCTACGCGCCTACTGTTATCCCTGAAGGCATGGGGAGCTAGCAGTAAGGCAGATGCCAAGAAGAAAGCCGCAGCAATTTCCGCTAGAAACAAGAAAAAGTGATATTAAATTTAGGCTCCGGTAAGGACTGGAGGGAAGACTGCCTAAACTCCGACATTCAGTCAAGGGTAAATCCTGATTGGTGTTGCGACATTTCTAAAGTTCAATGGGGTCAGATACTTGAGACTCGATTCGGACAGATCAAAATAAGACCAGAGATATTCGACACTATCTTAGCTAATGATGTGCTGGAGCATATACCAGACTTAGTTAGCGCCATGAGGAACTGCCGAGACCTGCTTTTACCGAACGGGAAATTTATTATTTCTGTCCCGTATGAATTAAGCCTTGGCGCATGGCAGGATCCGACTCATGTACGAGCATTTAATGAGAACAGTTGGCTGTATTACACTGACTGGTGCTGGTATTTGGGGTGGGATTCAGGGTTTAAGTTAACAGAGCTGAGTTTTAACTTATCAGTGCTGGGCACAGAAATGTCTGAATCTGGACTTCCCGATCAGGAAATTCTTAGAACGCCAAGAGCAGTCGATTCTATGAAGGTGGTTTTGTGCAAGCAATAGTCATCTGTACGGTAAACAATCCCGGTGTAACTGTATTGCTGGAGAGCATAAGAATCTATGCGCCTACGATGCCTGTATACCTATCTGGGAATAGTCTTGAGTTATGGCATAGAGCTAAGAGTATCCTGCCTAACTTGGTCTGGAGGCCGAATCAGGCTGATAACTTCGGTGATGCCTACAATGTAGCTGCTGACTATGCCTTTGAGCATGGGAAATACGACTCAGTAATCCTCAGTAATGACGATGTGGTATTAAATCCTGACACCATTAGGAAGCTAACGCACGACACGCAAATTCTGGAATCTAATGCCGTGAATTACGGATTCATAGGTGCAAGATCAGACTATGTTCTGCATGACCAAAACATTAGGTTCCCTGTTTATGATGATAAGCAAGCAGGATTAAAGTGGGAAAGCGAACAATACATAAAGCCAACAGGTGTAATCGCCCCAATATTTGCGGTGATTAACAAGAAGGCATGGGATGTGGCTAAGTTTCCGAGCACGAATTGGTATTCCGATAATATAATATGCCATGACCTGCAAAAAGCGGGATTTGAGCATTTCGTATCAAGGGCTTATGTGCATCACGCAGGAAGCCAGACAGTAGGATATGACTACAAGAAATGCCATGAGGAACCACGAGAGTGGATAAAGGCTAACAGGCCGGATATGTACGACATATTTTACGCATGACACCTGAAAGGTAGTGCAAGTGCAAATTAAACAAGTAGCGGTTGAGAAACTCATCCCTTATGTCAGAAACAGCCGCACTCATTCTGACGCTCAGGTAGCCCAAATAGCAGCCAGCATCAAAGAATTCGGCTGGACAAACCCCATATTAGTAGACGGAACCAACGGGATAATTGCCGGGCATGGCAGGTTATTGGCTGCAAGAAAGCTAGGCCAGACCGAAGTTCCGGTAATTGAGTTAGCGCACATGACTGAAAGCCAGAAGAAGGCTTATGTTATTGCTGACAATCAACTAGCGATGAACGCAGGTTGGGATACGTCAATGCTGACGCTAGAGCTTTCTGACCTGAAGGAAGCCGGGTTTAGTTTAGATATTCTTGGCTTTGATCCGAAAGAGCTGGATAACCTTCTGGAGCCTGAGCAGGTAGACGGGCTAACGGATGAAGATGCGGTTCCTGATATACCGAATGAGCCGAAGACTAAGTTAGGGGATATTTATCAACTTGGCAATCATCGGCTTATGTGTGGGGATAGTACAAGCATTGATGCGGTAGAGAAGCTGATGGATGGCGTTTATCCAGATTTAATACATACAGATCCACCTTACGGCATGAATGCAGTATCTAAATCTGCGGTGTTGAAGAAAAATTACAAAACAGACATCATTGGTGACGATAACCCAGATGTTGCAAAAGATTCATTTAGTCTGATTTATGGACTTTATCCAGAAGCCAAGCAAATTTGGTGGGGTGCAAATTATTACTGTTCCGCATTGCCAGACAGTGAGTGTTGGCTCGTTTGGGATAAAAACAACGGTCAAAGTGATCAGACTGATTGCGAGTTGGCGTGGGCAAATTTCAGAAGTGTTGTACGGCAATTTACCCAAGCATCAGAAAAGACAAATCGCGTACATCCAACACAGAAGCCTGTTTCGCTAATGGAATGGATTATAAAAAGGTTTAATGTGTCGGCTAAAACCATTGCGGATTACTTCGGTGGATCTGGTTCAACATTGATTGCAGCTGAGAAACACGGAATACAAGCATTTATAATGGAATTTGACCCAAAGTTTTGTGATGTAATAGTAAAGCGATGGGAAGACTTTACAGGCAAAAAGGCTGTATTATTGACTAATGATTAACATTTCCCCTTAATAAAATGAACGAACATATTACAACAGAGGAAAACAAGCGATTAGTCGAAACATCGGCTGGATTAGGCTTGCCTCATGAACAAATAGGAGCGCTTATCGGCATAGATGATAAGACGCTGCGTAAGCATTACCGGGTTGAGCTTGATTTGGGTAAGGCTAAGGCAAGCGCACAGATAGCCAAGACGCTGTTTAACAAGGCGCAATCAGGCGATACGACTGCATTAATCTGGTGGACTAAGGCTCAGATGAAGTGGGCTGAGACACAGAAGCAGGAATTGTCTGGGCCAGACGGTGGTGCTCAAATACATCAAGTTACATGGCAGAAGTAATCGAGATTGCTTACAAGCCAAGGGAGCAGCAGCTAGCTATCCATGAAGCCGTAGATAACCACAGGTTTACGGTCGTAGTGGCTCATCGTCGTATGGGCAAGACTGTAAGCGCCATTAACCACCTGATAAAGGCTGCCATTGAGTGCAAGAAACCTAATCCTCGTTTTGCGTACATTGCCCCTACATACGCTCAGTCTAAGCGTGTCGCTTGGGACTACCTGCTGGAGTTTACTCGTCCTCTTGGAGCTACTGCAAACATCTCTGAGCTACGGGTTGACTTCTGGGGAAGACGGATTAGTCTTTATGGTTCTGATAACGCTGACTCTCTCCGTGGTCAGTATTTTGATGGTGTGGTCTTGGATGAGATCGGAGATCAAAACCCTAAGATCTGGAACGAGGTTATTAGACCAGCGTTAGCAGACAGGAATACAGACGATGCTCCTACGTGGTGTCTCTTTATTGGTACGCCTAAGGGTAAGAACCACTTTGCTGACTTTAGGGATCGCGCACAGACAGCGGAAGGCTGGAAGCTACTGGAGTTCAGAGCCAGCGAGACAGGTATCCTCAACGAGAAAGAACTCTGGGGCGCTCGTAAGGAAATGGGCGAAGACAAGTACGCTCAGGAGTTTGAGTGTTCCTTTAACGCAGCGGTTGAGGGTAGTTATTATGGTCAGATTATTAACGATCTCGAAACCAAGTCTAGGATCACGACTATTGATCGGGATGACCTTTGCAAGTCTTTTGTTGCTTGGGATCTTGGTATGGGTGATTCTACTTGTCTATGGGTGGCTCAGTTGGCTGGCAAGGAAGTGCGGCTTATTGACTGCATCGAGAACCACGGAGTCGGTCTGGACTGGTATGTATCATGGCTCAGAGAAAACCACTACGAAGGTTTTGCACAGATACTCCCGCACGATGTGGAGGTAAGGGAACTAGGCACAGGCAAGAGCCGTAAAGAGGTCTTAAACGAGGCTGGTCTTGAGATTACGGTTGCCCCAAGGTTGTCTGTAGCCGATGGAATACAAGCTGTTAGACGCTTGCTTCCTAGGTGCTGGTTTGACCACAAGACTAAGCCGGGACTAGACGCTATACGCAACTATCGCAGGGAATATAACGAGAAGCAACAGGTGTTCTACGATAAGCCTCTCCACGATTGGTCAAGTCACTTTTCGGATGCCTTCCGTTACCTTGCTATTGGGCTTGACGA